GCTCCTGCTTTTAAATATTTTAAATCTGTGCTAGTATATGATCCAACTTTGTATATTGTTCCGTCATTAACATCACCTATATACCCGGACGATGCATTGGCATCTGTTGTTACATTATTCCATACAATGTTTAAACTAGCTGTAATAAAATTAATAAATTTAGAATAATAAAAATTACGTAGATTTGCTCTTTTAAGAATATCAAAAATATTATTGTAAATAACAACTTCAATGTCAGTTTTACTTTGATAGTTAAATCTATATTGACTTGTATATTCTTCTGTATACAACACCCCGTCATTAGCAAATAAATTTGTTGAGCTATATTTGCCTGTTGGATCTGCTAGGTCAAAGTATCGGCTGATTCCACTGCTTGTTCTGTTAACTGCTTTTACTTTTGCAACTTGACTACTTACAGATAGCGGACTAATATTATAGTCTTCACCGGTAATCATTCGATTTTGTGTATAATAAGTTTGCGGAGCATTTGCTTTAATGCTGTCGTTTGACTCTGTAGTAACTGCATTATTAACTGTATAAGTCAACGATAATGTAATTGTTAATGTTTGTAATTGATTTTGTGCAGAAAAATACGGCACATCAATTGACACATTTCTAATATCTCGTGGGTTAATCGCATACTGCAAGCCATTGCTTACTCTATAGTAAGTTCTAAACGTACCTAAAGGTAAATCGCCAAATGTGCCATCACTGAATTGCAAACTAAATCTGTCGCCGGCTCTTGTTACTACACTATAAATGTTTCTAATGTTTTTTTGGATGCTGTTATAAATTATGTTATTGCCTTCAAAATTACTAACAGGTGTCCATAAATTAGTTTCAGCATTATTACCGTCTAGTCGATATAACCATACATCTGAATTATTTACGCCCGGGCTATCAATATCAACTGATTGGTTACTACTTGGTTGGGCTATTGTAAATAATCCAGTATTAAGTGTACCTTGTACAAAGTTTAAAAAGAATCCGCTTGATGTGCTGCCTAATCCTTTACCATCATCTCTGTATATACATGCAAGGCGATTACCAATACGAGGAGCCTCCTCGTAGATATAACTCTGTTCGCTAAATGTTGTACTAGTAATTTCAAATGGCATTGTTCTGCCGTCAACTGTTTTATTAAATTCGTATACAGGTACATTTGTATTTGCTCCCTGTATGCGATATTGTTCTGTTGGAATTCCGTATATGTTGGCTTTACTTGAAGGATTTCCAAACTGCTGTGTTGTAGGAAACGATGCATTCATTATTTTAATAAACTGATCGTACCAGTTTGCATTTGCAGAATCGTTCCAGTTAATTGTTTGTCCTGCTAAATTTCTTCCGTTGCTGTCAATTACGTTTTCTGTAGTTGACACTGAAGAAAACTTTAATAATCCTCTAGAGGCAATGTTTCTTTTAGCGTTATAGCTAATTAATCGTGCTAAACGTAGCACACTTTCGCGGCGTTCTGCTAGTTCTAAAAAGTTTTCACGAGCATTTAAGTCAACGCGGAAAGCTATGCTTTGGCCCAGGAACGCAATAAGGTCAATTAGGGCAAGGTATTCGCTAGATTCAATGTAATCGTTAAAATCTTCAGGATAATTAGTACGAATGTAATCAATCATAGTACGACGCAAATTCTCAAAGTCGTAGCTTTGGAAGTCTGCATTGCGGAAACTTTGATATATCTTTTTCCAGTCTTGTGCGACTAATAATCTGTTTTGTCTAGATGTTACACTCATGATGTATCCTAATATTGATATTTATCGATTAAAATTATGTGCGTATATTATGCCATTAACAAACCGTTTGCTTGATCAAACCTTAATTGTAGCTGTTGCTGTATATTATAGGGACGATATGTAAGTGTACATTGTATTTGAATTCCGCTTTCATATGGCGTTACAATTACTTGATCTGTAGTTACCCGAGGATCATAATTTATAATATCACTCACATTAGTTGTAATAAGAAATCTAGTTTCATCAGTTAGTTGCTCGTATAGTAAATCCCAAATTACACAACCAAATCCAGGATTCATTAATCGCTCGCCTTGGCGGGTATAAAAGTGATTTATTATATCTTGTTTGATTAACTCAAAATCATATAGTGCAAAATTTTCAGTATCAGTATTAACTGTACTAAAACCTTTATAAGTTTTAGGCATTGTTACACCAGATGTCGGTGCGGCTGGTAAAGTAATCTTATTGTATAGTGTAGCGTTTGAACTCATAGTTTTTCCTTATTCAGTTGGCGGCGGAGGATTAAATGTATCAAACGCAGTAGAATATTTTTTCCACTTGTCAGGAGAGGTCATCATAGAAGTGCTATTCTGTTCATATCGACCATCAGCATCTCTATCAGTTAACTCTGGTTTAAACATTTTAGGATCTAGATTTTCGTGTAGCGGCCATGGCTCATGCATGGGAATTCTACGCATGATTGATTTAGTGTATTCTTCCCCTGATTCGTCCGGAATACTTGCTGTTGATAATGTCTGTGGCAAACTAGCGGCAGGTGGTGCGGGCGGCGGCGTTGCCTGCACAGCTTTTGTCGCCGTGCTTGCAGGATTTGCCGCTGAGTTAAAATCAATTCTACCAGCTGTTGCTTTAATATTTGGACCTGCTTTCAAATTCATTACACCGCTCGATGTCTGATTCATAATTCCATTAGAATTAATGTTTGTATCACCGTTAGAAGTCAATGTTAACCCGCCACTAGTGAATAAATCAAAACCTGTTCCAGAATTTAAAATTAGTTTCTGGTCGGCAATTATACTAGTATTATTATTTGAATGAAGATTTATTTTACCTGTTGTTAGAAGAGAAAAATCTTTTTCAGCTTTAATACTAATATTACCTAACACATTTGTACTGGTATCGTTTTTTATTTGTATTTTTTGATCGTGCCCTACTATTAGTAAATGATCAACTAGCACTTCGGTGTGCATTTCTTTGGCAACTTTAATATTTAAATTTCTGCCGGCTTCCATATTAATATCACGTTTAGCATAAAAATTCATATCTTGTTTTGTATGTACACTTATACTATCCTCGGCATAGATGTCAATCTTACCGTCACTAGAAAATTCTATCCAGCTAGTTCCGCGAGCATTACCAATATAGATTAAATCTTCACTATTGTGAAATAATATTTGATGCCCTGTTCGTGTTCTAATACGCACTAGCTCATTATGTGGTATATTGGGTATTCCCGTTTCGTTATCTGCTACACTTGCATACTCAGGAGGACCGTCGCTTGCTGTAGTTTTACGTTGGAAAGTATCGTCACCATCATCCATGACGAAGGTAGTGCCGCCAAGTCGACTTATAAAGTTATTTCCCTTGCTTTCGGCCTTTCCAGTAAGTCCCATTGGGCCTTCTTTATCTGTTGGGCCGGGAGTACTGATACCGAATACTGCACTAGGAGTTTCTCTCCTGGCACTGCTACTAGTAATGCCTCGTGTGTCGTCAATTAATAATCCTTGAGTATCTAGTATTTTAGCAAACGGATGCACTGGTTTATTAATTAGTGTTGTATTAGGGCTAATATTAGGATCATTTATTAGTGTATTAAACTCTGCTACCGGTAATCTATCGGGATTATCTGCAAAGGTAGCATCCGGGTCCGGAGTGTTAAAGGTAGTTGCGGCGAGGCCAGGAACACTAAAATTCATATGGTCATCTGGAACACATCCGTACCAATATCCTCTGGCAGGATCACCGTTGATAAAAATTACTAATACAGTAGTTCCAACATCCGGCGGTACAAACCACATACCATAACTTTTTCTTGTATTATTATAGTTGTCAGGATCACTTTGAAGAAATTCTTCGCTAGTGCTACCAAAAAACGGACTAATCATTTGCACTTGCATTATCTGTACAGCACTATCAGTATTACCTGCGCCCGGCCGTTCGATTGAGACTTCTAGTGCTCCGAGCGTAATAGGGTCTGCATGACTTACCACTTTTGCCAATACCGGCCATGAAGGCAGTTCAGGCGTTTCCGTTCCAGTGTTAATATCTTCTGTTGACATAATTATTCTTCAATTTCTCCACGGTCTCTGGCAGCTCTAACTTGGTCAGGCGTCATTTCTGTTGTTGATCCATCGCTGGTATTAGTAACAACTGTTTTAGCTGTTGGGAATGATTTAGAAGTAGCTGGTGCAATATTATCTTGTCCTTGACGACGATTGGCTACAAGGTTTTGTGTAAACTTTCCGCCTTTAAACGAGCTAGTAATAGTTGTTAATTTGTAAAGCCCGCTGAATTGCGAAACTAGTTTAGAATTAGTAATGTCAAACATACCAGTTGATTGATTAAGGTCGGTCGGAGTATTAAAATTAATCACTATATCTACTTCTCCGTTTTGATAATTTACATTACCATCTTTTGTTACATTGATTAGATTAGTCTGTGTTGCAGTATAATTACCAGTACCGCTATTGGCAATATAGTAAGGGTCCCCGGCAATATCCATATTAATATTCATCATGTCCATGCCATTAATAAGTGCATCGTGAAACTGCCTTGCTACGCGACTTGCTTGTGTTTCTCCTTTTGCGCCACCCTTACTATCGGTTGAAAAAACTGATGCAACAAATTTAGATGCGGTTGCTACTGCATTAGCTACTGGAGTCTCCCCTGTAGGAGATTCAGGTGCAGTCTTAGGTTTATCTTTAGGAAGTTCCCCTGCATCACCCGAAGTTGTAAAATTGTCTGCTTGGAATACTTGATAAAAAGTATTAGAGACATCAATATCAAATTTTAGCACTTCACTATTTTTACCTGTATAGATATAGTTGTATTCTTTGGCTGCTTGTTTTTTAAGTTGTTCTATTCCAGGGGCGGCTGCATTTGGGGCTAGCAATCTACTAGCATGAACTTGATACGGAACTACTCGATAAACATGCAACTTAGGTAATGTACCTGTTTTAGCGAGGTTAGAATTATTTGGTATATGATAAGTTTGCACATCGATACGCCACCAAGGTCTCATACCATTTTTATCTGGTGGTCTGTTTAGTGCGGCCACTGCGATTGCACTTTTTAATAGAACTTGATTGATAGCATTAATTACGTCTGACCCGGCTTTAAAGGTAAAATCATTTAGTTTGTTCGGAACCGATGTTACATTAGCTTTAACTTTATTTCCGTTTGCATCAACCGTTTTTGAGTCTTCATTAAATGATCTTGCAACAGCAAAGTTTAACTCTGCCTTACCTATGTCGTTGCAAACACCGTCTGGCTGTACTAGTGTTTTATTAATTGAACTTCTTGATATGTTTAGTTTACCAAACAATACTGTATCAGTAAATGAGGCATTTACATCCAATGTGGCGGTTGTAACTTTTTCTTTAGAGACGGTTGCTGAAGGAGCTAAACTAGTACCATTAGCACCACTAGAAGAAATATCCGTAGGAAATAAAATTACATATTCGTCTGGTATGTTTACTAACTTTTCATCTTTCTGTTGTTTTGTTTTAGCATTTAGTGCGGCTTGTAAACTGTTAGCGCCAGTTTGTAATATTTCTTGTACAGTTTTACCTTTAATTGTATGATCTGCTTTTAATAGTCTTACACTATCTGCTTGTGATGCCGCATTACACGGAACGCCTGTACATTGATAAACACTACCTGATCCCGAAACTTTAAGATTCATGTTGTTAAAGTTAAACGGAATAAATTTCTTTGTTCCAGGAACTGTTTTTAATGAGCCTAATTGATCGGACCCCCTGAACTCAATCATAAGCAAATATGGTGCTTCATTAAAGTTTTTATAACCTTTGTTTCTTGCGGCGATTTGTATAGCCTGCATAAACTGACCCATACTATACGGTTCAACTATTGTAAATTCTAAGTTGGTACTGTTTGTATTTCCTGTACCTTTTTCAAAACCATACTGTCCTTTTATTACTAGTTCTGAACAGTAGTATTCTTGGACTCCAGTAGTTTGTTTTATTCTATTATTTGGAGTTATGCTTCCTCCTCTAAATATAAAAGGAGTAGGTAATATGCCTGCCATATAAGAACTATCTGGGTAATTATATTCATCAGAAGTTAAACAGGCCATACTGATAATATAATCGTATGATGCATACTGGCTTAATGAATTTGCCATCGGAAGTTTATAAGGAGAAGGTTCTAATCCTACATCTAATGATGTGAACAAACTGTCAAATCCTGCTCCTAAAGCCTTGGCCGCACTAGAAACACTGTCAACTATTCCGCTAAGTCCCGACGCTACTCCGCCAACTACAGCAATTGCTTTTGTTGCGTTGGCAAGACCCTGTGTTGCTCCCATATTATATTCCTAACACTGTTGTCAAACTACTATTTTTAGGAAGGTAAATTTGTTTACCTATAACAAAGTCAAAAACAGGATCTTCTAATACATCTAGATTTCTTTGTATAAAAACCCACCATAGAGTTGCATCACCGTACAAGTCATATGCTAACAAATCGGGTCTAAATTGATATTGTGGCCCGATGGTGTACAATACATCGTCAGCCTCGGCACTAACTGGACGAATAGAAAGAACGTTAAGATAATTTTGAGTTATCGGTGTTGTATACCAAGGACTAGTATTACTATATATGGTTGCCATAATTAAATATATCCAAATGCGCTTTGCACGTATCCGCCGGTAACAAATCTATCAAGACTAAACTTGCGAGCGCTTGATCGGCTATACATTGGCTGTAATGTAACAGTAAATGTACTCTTTGTGGGAACATAGGCTTTTCCAGCATCGGTACTTCCGCCTGCTCCAAATGCTCCTAATATTCCTCCTACATTGCCTAGGCCGGAAGTTAAACTACTCAGACTGCTCAGTCCCAATGTTTCTGCTAGTCCGCCAATACTGTCAGCAAGGCCGGCGGCTACTGCCATTACACTTGCCTTAGGATCACAACTGATATAATCACAGTCTTTACTCAATGAAGTTTGAAAGTTAGTTATTACCACAGGAACATTTTTAAAAACATAACTTCCGTAACCGTTTAAAAAAACTACCGGAGGAGGATTACCAGCTTTCATATCAAAGCCACTAAACATTTTTGTTATA